ACGTATCTGATTTTGGCTGGGGGACAGCAAGCGCTCAAGCTATCACGGTAGGTTTTTGGGTGCGTTCTAGTGTCACAGGAACGTATGGTGGCTCTGTTCATAACAGCGGCGATACTCGTAGCTACCCATTTAGCTACACGATTAGTTCTGCTGATACGTTTGAATATAAAACCATCACTATTGCTGGAGATACTTCTGGTACATGGCTTACAACAAACGGTGTAGGTCTAATCTTGACATTTGGCCTAGCTGTTGGAAGTACATTCTTAGGCACAGCAAACACATGGGCCTCTGCAAATTACCAGTCTGTAACTGGGCAGACAAACTTACTTGGGACATCTGGAGCTACCTTCTACATCACAGGCGTTCAACTAGAAAAAGGCAGCACAGCCACATCGTTTGACTACCGCCCGTATGGTACTGAGTTGGCTTTGTGTCAGAGGTATTACGAAATTGGTTATGTTTCTGGAACAGGGTATTCAAACAACAGTAACGCCATGTATTTTGGCGCTCAATATGCTGTTGCAAAACGAGCCACACCAACTGTGACAACTGCTGAATACACCTATGGTGTCAACACAAGTAACATTTTGACAGGTAACACCAATACGGTTTACACAACAACAGCGGCAATCCTTATTGCAAACGGTGGCACTATTTCTGGCACTGGCTTAGTTCGTATGTCAAATTCATTTAACGCTTCTGCGGAGTTATAAAAATGTACAAACAAGTTTTGGATTTAGAAACAAAAGCCGTGGCTAATTGTGTGCAACGTATATCCGACAACGCATTTATCCCATTCGACCCCGCCAACACAGACTACCAAGCCTATTTGAAATGGCTGGAAGAAGGCAACACGCCTAAACCTGCGGATGAATGATGGACAACCAACAACTATTTAATCTAGTGGTCAGCGTTGCTGGCTTCTTGGCTATCTACGTCATTAACAATTTGACTAGACAGATTCAGCGCATGGAAGACGAGTTAAAGACTTTGCCGCACGACTATGTGCAAAAAGACGATTACCGTTCAGATATGCGTGAGATTAAAGATATGCTGAAACAAATCTTTGACAAGCTAGATGGTAAAGCCGACAAGTGAGGTGAGCCATTGACCCGATTTCCCTTCTTATGGCGGCTCAAGCGGCTGTCGCGGCAGTCCGTAAGGGCTGTGAAATGCTGTCAGAAGGTAAAGCTGAGATTAGCAAACTCAAATCAACCGTAGAGAAAGGGATTGGGGATGCCAAAGCAATCTACAAGGAAGTTACGGGCTTATGGTCGTGGATTCTTGGTTTATTTGGCAAGCAACCCAAAAAGGCAGTCGCTATTGCTGAACCCGTTAAGACTGAGGCGGTTGTCCCAACTCCTAAAAAACAGCGCCAGCATGAACGAGAGCTTAGTTATGAAGAATACCAAACACAAGCCATTCATCAAGTATGTGAGCAACTAAAGACATTTTTTGAGATACGCAGGAATCTAAAAGCACATTGTCTTGAATTGGAAGAGGTCAGCAAAACGACTACGACAATTGAAGACAGCGCGATTGATAGAGTTGAGATTGAGCTTCAGCTTGAAAACATGACTGTGCAGGTCAGGGAAGCGATGGTTTATGCGCCTAAAGAACTTCGTGCGATTTACAGCCGATTCCTTGAGATGTATGACTTGATTCTTGAGGAACAAGAGTTTGCTAGGCAACTCAAACGCAAAAACGAAAGAGATGCAAAGTGGCAACGAGAACTCCTACGCAATCACAGGGTAGATCGGGCGGTGGTAACGGTAACGGTCTTTCTAGTGGTTCTATGGATGTGGGCGTTCATGCTGTCGCTCGGATGGCTCGTGAGGATACACGCTGGTTCGTAGTTGGTGTTGTCACCCTGTCGATTGTGTTGTTTTTGGCTTTGCCAGTGTCAATGTTGGTTGTGATTGACTACATGAAATTGAGGTCAGAAATTCAATATGAGATCAGGCAAGTCAAAAAGTTAAAAGATGAACTAAGAAGGGAAAAATCAAATGTTGCCAATAGTAGCGGGAATCGTAGCGAATCTAATTAACAACGGGATGCACAAAGTTGCTGACGAAGTGATTGAAAAAGGCGTTGATGCCGTTCAGTCTAAGTTGGGCATGGAACTCAAGCCAGAAGGCGAAGCGACCCCCGAATACAACGCTAAGTTGCAGGAAGAAGCTAACCGTCATTCTGAGTTCATGGCTGCACTTGATGAGAAGTCCACCCAACGCGCAACGGATATGTATATGAATGACGAATCAACCCGCAAGTTTTCTCAAAACTACGCTTGGTTTATTACGATTGCATCGTTCATCTATTTTGCGGCTGTGTCTTTCTTGCCGATAGACAACCACAACCGTGATTTCATCAACATTATTCTTGGCTTTCTTATTGGTACTGCCGTTAACAGTTTGATTCGTTTCTTCTTTGGCTCGTCTAATAAGGCGCAAGAAGATGTGGACAAGAAAATGAAGGAAGACAAATGACACCCACAGGATTTAACTTAGCTGCGGCTGGTGTTAAAGACCCTGCCAAGTGGATTGATGCAATTGTTGCCGTTTGCCAAGAATTTGAAATCAACACGCCTCAAAGGATTGCGGCGTTTATCGCTCAGACTTCGCATGAATCTGGCGGCTATACGATGCTTTCCGAGAATCTTAATTACCGCGCTGCGACTTTGGCTGCTTGTTGGCCTAACCGTTTTGCTGTTCTTGGCGCGGATAAGAAGCCCGTTAAAGAAAACGGAAAGCTAGTCCCAACTGCGGTGGCTAACTCAATCGCTGGCAAGCCTGAATTTATCGCTAACCTTGTCTATTCGTCACGCATGGGCAACGGTCCTGCTGAATCTGGCGAGGGTTGGAAATACCGTGGTCGTGGGCTTAAACAACTCACAGGAAAGGACAACTATGCGCGTTGCGGAACTTCTTTGGGTGTTGATCTTGTCGGCAATCCTGATTTGCTTCTTGAACCTATGTATGCCGCAAGGTCAGCAGGATGGTTCTGGAAAACGAATTCCCTTTCCACATTCGCAGACAAAGGCGACATTGCGGGGATGACCAAGAAGATTAACGGCGGTCTTATTGGCTTGGCAGAACGTCAAGCTAAATACGACAAGTGCCTAGCTTCAATTGTCTAAAGCCACCATCAAAGACAGCACTACGGCAAAAATCCCACAAAAGAGGATTGCGCCTGACAAAAGTAAAGCCAAAATAATTGCGATGTTATCCATGTGTATGTCCCTTTGCTTTTTTTAAAGAATCAAAGTATTCGTCACAAACCTTGCAATGCCACACCGCCAAAGCTCTAACTCTGGCGGTGTTTTCGTCTCTATCCTGCCAAATCGTTGCTCGGTGTAGGTTGCTTTGGTAAGCCATCACTAGCTCTAAATTCGATGCGTTTGAATTCTTCATCTTCTTCTACTGTCCACTTAATCTGGTCGTAGTTATTTGACCATTTCTTGTGATCTGTTGGGCGTTGTGTATCGCCTTTGCCACCGTCACTCATTGTTGCCTCGCTTTCAGCATTGCATCGGCCATTTGATAGGCTTCTTTTGCTGTGTCGATCATGATTCCAGTCGGCACAGCGCCAGACGTGATTACGGCTTGCATTGCTTTTGCAGCAAAGTAATCGCGCAATGTCATGCCATAACCTTGTGAAAGCGAAGAACTGTCAAATGCCCCACCTTGTGTATATAAACTGCGTGGAAACGCTGACCCACCTGTTTCTTTTTTCATTTAACCCCCTTTGGCATACCTGCCTTTTGAAAGATATGAAAGTCAGTTGGCGCAAGTGAAACACGCTTAGTCTTGGGAAACGCACTAATTGTGTTGACACTAGAGTTCACGCTTTCCCTTGTAGCGCGAGACTTTGCACCAAACTTCTCACCGTTTTCTTTAGCTGCTGATTCTTTGCGAATCGTTGTTAAAAATTCTGGCATATACGTTTTTACGTATTCAGGCGAAAACGCATTAACAGTCATCAAGCATCCAATCAATCAAAAGTCCAATCAATCAAAAGTCCAATTATTACTAACTCAATCATAGAGCTTTACCAATTTCTGCGGCTGCTCTTACGATTGCTCGGCGGGTTGCTGCGTATGAGTCTGAACCGTGATATTCATAAACATCGTCTATACAGTTGTCTGTCATCCAAATAACGTGCGTCCCTGATTCCACGTTATCGTCTACGCAAACATCCATCTTCAACTGCACAGCCAAACGCAACGCATCACCATCGTTTGTTAGTGGGTTCCAATTAGGAACTTGAGCAAAATCCCAAACTTCTACATTTGGTGCGTACCACTCAATCTCAATTCCAGCCGTTTTAGCAGCCAGTTCTAGAAGTTCTTTATCTGTCATAACAATTCCTGCTGTACTGGTTTAAAACGCCATTCACGTTCTGCCCTGCCGCTTTTGGATTGCACCTGATTGCCTGTAAGTTCAATCAAATCTAGTTTCTGAAGTTCGTTCATGCGTCTGGCTACCTGATTGCTCTCAAGTCCTGTGCGCTGTGCAATCCCATCTTTACCCAATGGGCCAAACCGTTGCAAACAAGCCACGATGACTTCTTGGTGCATCTTGGCTACGTCTTTGATGGAATCAGCCGCTTTGAAACTGGTGATTGCGTCTGTTGCTCTTGCTCGTATAAATTTAAACATATTGGTTCCTAAAGGTTGTGGTGGGGCTACTCACTGCACTGTTGAACGTTACGGACACCCCACGGGGGTATCACTAACAGCATCCGTTTTCGCCCCGAAATCAATTAAAACGGCATGTCTTCGTCTGGTGGAAAACCATCATTGGATTGCTTTTTAGGTGCAAAACCATTGCGCTTGGCTTCTTTTTGTTCTTCAGTCAAAGGTGTGAAAAGGTATGCCCAACCTTCCCAACCGCCTTCAACTAGCGGCACTTGGTCAAGTTTCAGCATTGGGCCTTTCTTAGTTTCAATGACGCTACCAATGCGCTGATAACGTACCATGTCTTGACCGTCTTTTTGGTATGTACCAGCTTTAACGGTTACTTCATAAATTACTGCCATATTCTTCTTTCCTTACTTTGAATGTTCTTCTGAAATTTGCATCACGATTTTGTCGTAATACTTACGCGCTTCATCAACCTTAAATTTGATCTTGTCTTCTAGTGCTTTATCACGCACATACTTGACCACGGTTACCCGCAATTCAGGGTTGATGTGTTCTACCTGGTGCAACTTCTTGTCTTCAAAGCCAACAAGGTGATCTGGTGTGTTTACAAGGCAATACGCAATATGGGCATAGTCCAAGTCCCAAAGCCACATATAAGCCCGTAATTGCCATTCGTAGGTCTTGTCATCACCTTGAGAAGATAACGCAGGGAAGGTGGCAAGCGACCAGCTAGATTTAATGTCAATGATCTGGTCAGGTGCAACAATGTCTGCTTCACCAGTTAGCCATTCATTTGTTTTGCGCTCGGTGTTCTTTTTGTAGTTTGAGAACATCACAGAGTTGAGCAACTCAATAGAACGATCTTCAACTAGCAAACCTTTTTCCGTGTATTTGCTAGAAAACTTTTCGTCATAGCCATAAACAAACTCTTTGGCTTGCTTGGTGATGGCTGTTTTGGCTCCAACAGACAAAATTTCATCCTTGCCTTTTGGGTCTGTCATTATTTCAGCGAGTGAGCTAGCGCGGATTTTAAGCATTTGCAAGTGCCTCTATAACTTTTTGAT